GACTTCGGTGTGGCGCTTAATGATGGACTGGACGCCTGACACGCTGACTCCGGTGGTTTTGGCTATGTATCGGATGGAATCCCCTGCTCCCCTGCGTCCGATTACCTCCGCGGCCTTGGCAGGGTCGTGATGCTCAAATGATGCGTGACCGATGGTTTCTTTGACCTCCTCGATGGACTGGATGATGGCATCGGCTGAGTCGTCGGGATTAGGTATGTCCATGATTATCGTGGTAGTGTGTATTTACTTTGTGGCGCAAAGTGTGGGTGCAAGCAAGCACAAAAGGGCGTTGGGGTGCTACTGAGGGAGAGCGCATCCGCATCCTCCAAGATCTAGCTCGTAGTTCTCTGGGTCGGATTCGATTCGTTCTCGGAATTGCCGCATCGTCAGCACCTTCTTTTTTCCATCGCCTCGGCGGTCGTTCATTATCGAGTGGTTGCCCACCTTCTGCCGCATCTTCTCCTCCTCTGCTTCGTGGAATGCGTAGCGTTCGGGGAAGTTCTTGAGGAGGAGTTTGAAGGACGCCTGACCGGCCTTGATGCAAAATCCACCACAGTTGGCGTGGGGGAACCCCATGTCATACATCCGAGGAGGCTCGATGCCTTCGTGTCTCGCCCACTCAAGACATTCTCTTTTGGATATCCACGGCTTATCGCAGAGGGGAGCAACGCATTTCCAATTCGGTTTCCTCGACTGGACCCTCTCGATCCGGTGCGACTCGTCCCAACCGATCCCAAAGATGATCGTGGTATCAGCCGGATTACAGTGCTTTTCCTCCCATTTCTTCAGCAAATCCCGCTTCAGAACTCGGGAGCATGGGTCGATCCGAGAGTTGCCGATGATCTTTACGTCCGACATCACCTCCCAAGGGGTTCTCCCGTCCTCGATAACCACCAGCGGAGCGCCGATATTCTCTGCCGCTTCGTTTAGGAATCGGTAGTTGTCGGGGTCTTCGATCTTGGTGTCAGCGAATAGCAGCACCATCCCGTCTGTGCCGTGCTGCTCGGCGTATCGTTTACCCGCTGCCCAACTTGTGATGCCGCTCGAGAACATGACGAGCGACTTACAGTCCTTGGTTGATTTTGATTTGCTCATAAGTTGTTGGTGTCCTCGTCGAGATGCCTCCATTCGTGATGGGTCCGGTTGCATATCATCGCCGTGCGTTGGCACAGACCCGCCATCAGTTCGTCTGCCAAGTTTTCCGCCAGTGGTGTGAGTTGGGGGGGTTGCGGGAACCTTGGGTAGGATCGCAGTGCTACCACCACGCCGTCTTCCTCGCCGTGCGTGTAGATGAAGCTGGTTCTGGTGACCGTGACGCATCGGGGGACTTTGACGCACCAGTGGCGGCAGATGTCGCGTGCTTTGTCGTAGTCTCCGGCGATGTAGATCTCCACCGTTTCGGCGGGCATTGATTTGGTTTCCATTCTCATTATAGGATCTTTTCTGGGTTGAATTGCAAAAGTTGGTCCTGATCCAATGAGTATCCGTCGCCGTGTCCCAGGTTCTTGATGTTCTCCTTCTGGCGCAGCATCTTTTTGGTGGCATAACCGGCGATTGTGACGTGAGGTTCATCGACGATGGCCAGGATATAAACCACCACATCGGGGTTATCCTTCAGGGTGCAGAGGAGTCTGCCTGATTTATATTTGGTCGCCTTGACATCGTAATTGACGCCCAGAAACCGTCCGTCTGCGGACCCAGACCGTGGAGACAGTCCAACGTCGGGAAAGGCGTTGAGTGCCTTGGCGACCGCGTATTCGGCCATGAACCCCATGACATCTGCCGCGGCCCCGTCTTGGTCTCCGATCTTCGCATCGACCACTCCGGCAGCTCGGGCAATTAGCGCCCGGTTCCGACCGATTAGGTGCGACAACGCTATTTCATCCGGTCTGAGCGTCACCTTCATGGTCTTGGGTGCTTGGGGTTCACTCATGGTCGCCCACTGTTGGTTCCTCGATCCTCGCATCCACTCTGTCGGTCAGCGTCTGGACTGCCTTGGTTTCGCGTTGGGAGTTGCTTATGAGTCGTCGAATCTTTCCCTCGGCGTGGATGACGGTGGTGTGGCAAGACTTGCCGAAGATGTCGCGGACCTTGCACAAGGTGAGTCCTCTGCGGCGGAGAATATACATGGCGACTTGCCTTGGCAGTGCCACATTCGCCGCTCTTGACTCCCCCAGGATGTCGTCGGTGGAGATTCCCGCAGCGTCAGCGCAAACCGTGACGACGACGCGGCCCTGCTTGATGTCGTCCTCAGATAGACCGCAATCAAGTAGACTCCGGTGCGGGAGTGGTTCGCAGTCCCGTCGTTCAATTTCGTCGATCATCTCTGCGGTGGATAGCCACTGGAGTGCCTCGCGTGCAGCGATGGGTGTGGGGGATGGAATCATGGGTGGCTGGTTCTTGTGTGTTCGCCTAGAGATTGCGGCGGTGAAGATTCCACCCTTTGATGTCGTAAACCCGCTGGATGAACTCATGCACCAATTCGCCTGTCATCCACTCCTTGCCTGTCAGGTGGTGGAGCCAGTGTGTTAACCCTTCGGGGTCGGGAATTCTGTTTAATTCGATGTGATAGGGGCTGCACAGTTCATCGGGGTGATAGGGATTTGGGGCATGGATTGTGATGTATCCGAGCTTTTCGTCATGCTCGAAAATCGCATCCATCTTCCTTTCATCCTCTTCGATTGCGGCGTCTAGTTCTGCCATCGTCATTACTCTGAAAGGCGAGCAAGTAGGGGCAGACGAATCTGCGGTCTGTTGGTTGTTTTCAGTTTCCATAGTCTTTAATCGTTTTCGTTTTCCTGAAGGTTCAGTTTAGTTTTTTCGCAATTTTGGCGGCGTCGGCCCGCAATTCTCTGAGTGCTGCGGTGGATTCGTCCTGGGAGAGTCGTTGCCCGTCGCCCTGATTGGTGAGGATCGCGTGAAAGTGGCGTTTCACGATGGGCCAGGTGGCCGCCATGTCCTTCTCATTGTATTTCACCGTAACGGCCCCTGTCGTCGATCTCCAGACGTTCGCGATAAAATGGGCATGTAGTGTGCTAATTGCTTTCAAAGCTCTCTCGTCGCGTCCTAAGAGCATTGAGAGTGCGTCTGGCAAACTACTACACTCATCCAAAATATCTGCCATGCCCTGAAGGTTGCGATGGATGTGCCGGCAACTCTTGGCCAGTTGGTCGGCGCAGAAGATGGCAGCGTCTTCGTCGGTGGTCCTCATCGCTGCGAGAAGTCTTGAGTTTCTAGGATTTCGACCACGGCAGACCCTCCGCGCATCATACGGGAATGGACACGCCATGAGAGACCGTCTCCGATCTGCTGGTAGGTCAGGTTAGAAGTCCAAATCGTCCACTTCCCGAGTCGCTTGTCGGCTAACTCATCGGCAAAGGCCTGGGAGAAAGCCGTATCGTGACCCGCGCCCAGGTCGTCGATGGCAAGGAACGGAATGCGGAAGAGTTGGTCCTTCAGATCCCACTGACCGCTTCGGAGTCGGTCCATGATCGAAGACCATCGCCACATCTGCGCCCGTTGTCCTCGGCCCCTCATCGCATCAGTCGCCGCCTTGGCTAGATGGGTCTTGCCCGTCCCCTGCACCCCGAGGAGCGATAGCCACCGAGGAGGATCGCCAGCAAGCGCGGAACCCACCAGGCGCTCCGTGCCAGTGAGCGCGAGCTTGAGTTCTGGCGTGTATGCCTCGAAGTCAGTCAAAGGATGGGAGGGGGGCGGTGCGTTTGTGCTGTCCTGGTTTCCCGAGAGCAGTGCCTTGATTTCGATTAGGTCGTCCATTTGTTCGGTTGTTTGATTTGTTTTCTGGTTCGCGTAGTCCCTGCCATCCGTTCGCCACGGTGTGATGGATCATCGCGACCGCATCCCGCTCGGTGAGTGCCGCCAGCGTGACGAGTGAACGCTTGGTGCTTGTCGGCTTGAGCGGCTTTTTGATTTCGGTGCGGTGCTTTGTCCACTCGTCCCATGCTGCTGAGAATTCGGGGCCGTGAGGCAAAGCGAGAGGAGCGGGGGGTTTGGGGGGCGTAGCCACCCTTTCTTCTCCTTCTCCTTCTCCTTCTCTTTCCCCTTCTCCTTCCCTTCTCCTTCCCTTCCGGTTTGCAACGTTGGTTTTTTCTGGAACCGACGTTGGTTTAGCTGGGGGTCTCCCACCCTTTCTTCCGTTGATTTTTGCGGTCTCTCGCTTGGCCTGAACCTCTCTCTCCTTGTCTAAGGGATAGAGACTTACGACCATCAGTCCATCGGAACCCAGTTGGTAAAGTGCGGAAACCAACGTTGCTTCCTCTTTCGTCACTCCGCAGAGTTGCATCCACTTCCTTTCCCCCCATTCGGACGCCCCCTCAATCACTCCCCCGTTCTCTTGGGAGACGCACCATGCCAGGAGGTTCAACCATGTCGCCCGCTCGATTGGGGTCGCCCCCAGATACTCCTCAGATCGGAGAGTATCGGTGTGTAAGTTAATCCAATTCATTCGTGATTTATTCGTTGTTCGTGTCGGCGGTATGGTCGCGGTTATCCGTTAATGTATTCCAGGCGAGTGCGGCCACTGCTGGAACTTGTCCGTTGCCGATGCAGCGCAGTCGGTGAACCCGATTGGCCACATCATAAGCCACTCGACCCAATTTGGGTTCAATTGCCCACCAACCTGCGTGACAAGTTTCCTCCCCGTCTTCCCTTCCGGCTCCGGTCCTCCCGTCGAGGCAGTCGGTGTCGCCCACCTCAGATCTGGAAATGCCACCGCATTCGGCAACTGATCCATGTGCTTCCTCCCCGTTCCGTTCGTCTCGCAATGCTCTCGACTGTTCGACCCCTTCCCGTCCCTTGCTGCTGGCGTCGGCCATGATCCAGATTCGGTCCCGCTTGTGCGGAGCGCCAACGTGGTGCGCTCCCAGCACACCCCATCGCGCATCATACCCCATTTTGGCAAAGTCACCGAGGACTCGGGCAAGTCCTCGTCCCACAAGTAGAGGTGAGTTTTCCACGAAGACGTAAGAGGGTCGAACTTCACCGATGATTCGCGCCATGTGTGACCACATACCGCTCCGCTCTCCGTCGATCCCTGCTCCTTTTCCTGCTGAACTGATGTCCTGGCAGGGAAAGCCTCCAGAAATGACATCAACACGGCCTCGCCAAGGCTTCCCGTCGAAGGTTTGTACATCATCCCAGATCGGGAACGGGGAGAGGCATCCGTCGTTTTGTCTAGCGACCAGCACATCCCGTGCGTATCCGTCCCACTCGACGGCGCAGACTGTTCGCCATCCCAGGAGTTTTCCCCCAAGGATGCCACCAGCGCCCGCGAAAAGTGCCAACTCATTCATTCGTGATTTGTTCGTTGTTCATCGGGCAGTTATAGCGGGAAGGTATTTGGGCTTTGTTAGATAGGTTCTAGTGGACTTCCCACACCTCTCGCACACACAAGGGAGGATTTTAAGATCCCAAAGCTCTCCCTTTCGCAAGCAAGACGAGCATACAAATTTATGGATGACGGATCGTGGGTGTTCTATTGGTTTGCTCGTTTCCATGTTTTGGTAATCATAGGTTGTTCATCGTCTCTTCTCCATTTCTCTGGCCATCTCCGCGCACATCTCGGCTGCACTGTGGACGACCGCAGCGTGGCCCTGCCATTCGGCAAAGAACTTCACCTGTGCCGGCGTCTTTTTGCTGCCGGCTCGGGCGGAATTTTTGATTTCAAAAAGGAAGGAACGGTTTTTCCAGCCAACCACACAATCGGGAAACCCACGCCCTGCCCCGCTCGCGTCAAAGAGCGTCGCCTCGGGCATGACCTTGCGGAATTCGTCCACCACCTCCCGATGGTTGTCGTCTGTTCGTTTGGCGAATCCCATTAGGCTAGTTCCTCAAGTTGGATAAATTCTTCAGCTACCGCCACCTGGCGATGCGTTAGCTTCAAATGGTCAACCACGTTATCCAACAACCGGATGGCGTCGCCCCCGTATTCGTTATAGACGACCGCCGTTGAGATGACGCGATGCGCCACCCTCTCAGCGGGGGTCTTTGCTTCGGGGCGGGGACACCTCGCCACTGCTCGTCTGATCTGGCGAAGGAACTGGTTTCGGTTGAGTCCGTGTTCCTCAATAGCCTCCTCAATGGACATGGCTATGGGTGCGATGATGTCGGCTGCTTTCATCGGCGTCCCCCTTCAATGACGCTCATATACTTCTCCGCGATCCTAAGACCGGCGACGACGCCGCCCGCCCACGCCTTTTCCGTTTCGCTCCCTTCAGGTCGCAATTCAAAAACAGAGATGTTTGCGGATACGGAATCAATTGCGAGTTGTAACCGAGCTTCGATGGTATCGCTCGGGTTGGTCGTCACGTAATCAGGCATGACGTTCTCGTCCAGCCACTCGTATGGATCGCCGTCCCGGGCTTTTTGCGTTCCATACGGCATCTCATCCGCCGCCAACTCGTAGAGGTAATCGAATGCCGCGCCCGATAGATCTGCGGAGCAACCGCCAGCATTTGCCGTGTCCTCGATCTCGGCTACCAACCTGAGTCGGGCCATCGAATTTGCCGTAATTTTTGGAACGCTCATGGGCTAAAAAGGAATCTCGTCCCCCTCCCCCTGGTCGCCAGTGTCCGCGAGTTTCCCGGTCGTTTCGTGCTTCTGCGCTGGCTCGGGTGCTGGTGCTTTCTGCTCCAACTTCTCAAACCGCCACCCAGTGATGTCGGAGTAGTATTTGCCGTTATATTCCCGACCACCGAGATCGATGGAAACTTTGACCAGTTCGCCCAACGAGAGTTGGTCCAGTTTCTCCGTCCGTTCCTTGGTGAAATAGATCGGGACGGTGTTGTTGTATTTTGCCTCGTTATCGATGACGAGGACTCGCTTAGTAAAGTCACCCTTGAATGTTTCGACTTCGCCGATGTGGTGGACTCGTCCTGTGATGCTATGTTGTTCGCTCATTTTACTTTTTCTTTAATTGGTTGTTCCATTTTCAGTTTCATCATTTTCCGAAATTCTGCGTATTCATCGCCAAACTGTTTCATCGCTGCCTCGACTTTCTCCGTGTATTCGTCGCGCTCGATCACCTCGATGAGCGGGGGTAGTCCTGGGAAGTAACTCATAAAGGCCCAGGTGTTCGCCCCGGTGACGGCCATCGACCAGTGAACCTGGGGTTTATGCTCCTCGGGCATCTTTCCCGCCGCTAGGGCCGCGATGTGATTTCGGGGGTGGAACGGGCATTTGATTTCGAGACCGCTGAGAATCTCTCCGTCGAGGAAGACGAGTCCATCTGGTGAGCATCCTGATCGTCCGTCGTCGGTTGTCACGAAGGCGACCTCCT